TATAATGAAAGCATTGAATAACAACGGTTTAGGACACTTCTTAGTATACCTTAAACCACCCGATCCAGATAATACTACAAAGTCCACCAGCAAGTTTGGAACCGTTTCGGCGCTACTCTAAATAAACTGACACTATTGTTCATTGTCTGATTTAGCTGCTTCTAGCTTTTCAATCCCACTTAATAAAGAGCCGAGTAAATTCGGATACCTCGATAGGTGTGTATTCTGCGTAGAAGTAAATCCCCAGCCATTTCATTCAAAGGAAAAACTAATGGCATTTCAATCAGCACCCGGTCACGGGTCATTACCAAACGGTAACTTCAGCAGTGTTATTTATAGCAAAAAAACTCAAAGTGCTTTTCGCAAAGCTACTGTTGTAGGCGATATTTCGAATTCGGACTATTTTGGAGAAATTTCCTCTTAACCACTTTTGGGAGCTTCAGGAAGTAATTCCTGTCGAAAAACTAGGTGAATTGTCTGGGACACCCTAATGCGTAATGGCAAGGGCAATCAGCAGCCAAGCCTCGAAAGAGGAAGGTTCAACGACTATCTGTGGAAACAGAGTAGAGCCAAGCGGCTCGAAGCGCCTAGCCCCTAATCTTTCTTAAATATTAGGGTGATAATATAGTCTTCTCTGCATTGATAAAATGCAGCAGTTCATAAGAGAACGGACAGATAACTAGCGAAATCTGTCGAAAGTAATGCAAGGTGATACCGTAAGAATTATCAAAGAACCTGAAATTTCCGTTAGCGCATATGCGCGTGGAACAACAATCAGTCCACAAGATTTGGACGATGAAGACTTCTCATTAGTCGTAAATAAAGCGAATTATTTTGCTTTTAAGATTGACGATATAGAAGAAGCGCACTCTTAATATAATGGGAGCTTTAGGGAGTAATCCCTATCGAAGAATTAGTTGAATTGTCTGGGACACCCTACCGCGTAGTGGCGGGGGCAATCAGCAGCGAAGCCTTGAAAGAGGAACGTCCAACGACCATCCCGAAAGGGAGTAGAGCCAAGCGGCTCGAAGCGGCTAACCCCTAGAAAATCTAGGGTGATAATATGGTCTTCTCTGCATAGTAATATGCAGCAGTTCATAAGAGAACGGGCAGATAACTAGCGCCATCTGTCGAAAACATGGCATGTAAACTTTATGCAACTAGCAACTGACCGGGCAGCTTATCGTTTAGCTGACCAATTTGACCAAGACGTTCTTGGTTATCTTTCCGGTTACAAGCAATCTACAATCCACGCTTCAGCAAATGCGCTGAACACTACAGCCCGTGGCGATAAAGCTGTTACCACTGCTGGTGACAATGAGCTTTTGGCAACTATGCAGCTAAGGAAAGATAGTTTTTCAAACATTACTACTTCTTCGGCTGGTAACCACTCAATCCCAGTTGCAGCGCGTCTTCCCGGCGCTACTGCACTTCCAACCGCAACAGCTTCTCCAGCGATGGTAGTTGCTCGTATGAAACGCCTGATGGATCAGCAGCAAGTTGATACAAATGGTCGTTGGTTGGTTGTAGACCCAGTGTTCATGGAACTCCTTTCAGACGAGGATTCACGTTTCATGAATGCAGACTTTGGTGAGTCCGGTGGTCTCCGTAATGGTTTAACTATTAAGAACCTTCACGGTTTCCGCGTCTATACCTCAAGCAATCTGCCAGCAGTTGGCACTGGTGCGGGTACAGCAGGTTCAGCAAATCAGTTGGCTAACTTTGGCGTCATAGTTGCTGGTCATGACTCAGCAGTTGCTACCGCAGAAACCATCTCGAAAACGGAAATCTACCGTGATCCAGACTCATTCGCCGACATTGTTCGTGGGATGCAGGTCTACGGTTCAAAGATTCTTCGCCCAGAGTCAATTGTAACTGCAATGTATAACGCCGCGTAGGTAAAATAAAGGAGATCAATCTATGTCACTAGGTGATAACACATTAGCGGCTGCACGGGGTTCTTCCTCGCGAGGCCGCTCACCCTACATGGTTCAGACCGTTGTAGACTACGCAACAGCATTGACTGATAAAGGTTCTGCACTTGCAGCAAACGATATCATTCCTTGTATTGCGGTTCCAGCCGGGACACTCATTTTAAACGCAGGTATCCAAATTGATACCGTGGCCTCTTCAGGTACTACTACACTTGATTTGGGTACAGGCGTTGACGTTGATTGTTTCGTAGACGGCTTTGACGCCGACAGTGGTACAGCGGCTGGCACATTTGCTATCCCCGCCGCCGCTTATAATCCTCTGATGGCTGTGGCAGCCGAGACTATCGACATCAAACTTGCCACACAGTCAGGTACTGCTTTGACTACTGGTAAGGTTCGCGTCTTCGCGCTTCTTATGGACGTAACCGATACAGGTCACTCTGTAGCGACTGAAGTAGACCGCGATTACTTAGCATAAAACTTTTGGGGCTGGCTTCACCGCTGGCCCCATTCCTCTGTCTAAAGGTTTGACATGCCATCATCGTACATCAGTTTATGTAATCAAGTCCTTCGCCGCTTAAACGAGGTGGAGATAATCGATGGAGATTTTTTAGCGTGTACAGGCGTACAGGCTTTAGTAAAAGATGCGGTAAAAGCTTCCGTAGCTAAAATAAACCAATCAGAATTTGAATGGCCCTTTAATGCGGCTGAAGAGACAGACACCTTAGTAGTTGGTCAGGAAGAATATACTTGGCCTTCTTTCTTTAAGGTAGCTGATTATAACAGCTTTCAAATACAAGCCGACACTACTTTGGGCGTAAGCTTTACGACCCTGAGATTTATTGAGCGTGATGAGTACTATGCCAAGTACCGGGATACCGACCACGGTTCAGGCGTAGCGGGTATTGCAGTTCCTCAGTTTATATTCCCCTCTCACGGAAACGGATATGGCGTTAGTCCTTCACCTAACAAAACGTATTCTCTAAAATTTAGATACTTTTTAAATCATTCTGACATCACAAACTTTGATGATGTTACCCGCATTCCAGATAGCTACGACACCGTCTTAATTGATGGTGCGCTTTACCATTTGTATATGTTTAAAGATAATATTGAATCCGCTCAAGCTGCGTATGGAGCTTATGAGAAAGGTATCAAAGACCTACAATCCCTATACATAAATAATTATCAATCTATTCGAGATACGCGGGTTAATTTTTAATGCCTGATCAGATTGCCAGTTTTAAACTAATCTGCGCGGGTGGCCTTAATTCCAACGAAAATCATTTGGATTTATCGGACAATGGACCCGGTACAGCTACACGTTTAATAAACTATGAGCCGTCATTATTCGGCGGCTATAGGCGTATCGAAGGCTTTTCTGAGTTTGACTCCGACTACGGTACTGTTACCGTGGCAGGTTCAGTGACAGGCGATGGTAAGGTGCTTGGGTTAGCCATCTTTAAAAATGATGTAACTTCAGGCACTACCGTTATAGCAGCCCGAAAAGATGCGGGTGCAGCCACTTACTCATTTTATTACTACACAGCAAATATTGGCTGGCGTAAATTTACCTTAGATCACTCAGCTTCCAGAGCAATGACTGCCAATGGTCTGACGGTAAAAAGGCTACGCCACGCGCAATTTAACTTTGGCACAGGTAACAAGATTTGCTTTGTTGATGGGGTGAATGAAGCTATTATATTTGATGGCGCTCATTGGGAGGAGCTAAAAAGTGGGAACTCTGGTGGATATACTGCGGGTAGCTCTCACAACTCAGGTGGCGGAACAGGCGGTGGCGCACTGTGCCTTAATGCCCCTAGCCTCGTAGAAGTATTTGCAAACCACCTGTTTCTTTCAGGGCATGAAGCTACCGGGGCCGCAATCGCCCATAGCGCACCTAAAGACCCATACACCTGGACAGCCGCCGCAGACGCTGGGCAAATTGCGGCTGGCTTTGACGTAGTTCAGATAAAACCGTTTCGAGACAACCTATTTGTTTTCGGGTCTAAAAACATAAAAAAGATTACCGTAAATGCCTCTCTTGAGTTTGCAACAGAAAGCGTAACCAACAATATTGGCTGCGTGGCACGGGACAGTGTACTAGAGGTCGGCGGTGATCTTATGTTCCTTAGCCCAGATGGTTTTAGACCCGTTGCAGGTACGTCCAGAGTTGGGGACGTAGAACTAGAAACATTGTCCAAACCTATTCAATCGACCCTCGTTGACCTTATTAAAAACGAAGATATGGATGAGCTTACGGGCGTTGTTATACGCTCAAAGTCTCAAGTAAGGTATTTTGTAACAGGCTCAGTAGGTTCTGCCCTTCAAGTGCCGTCTGAATCCATAGGCATAATCGGGGGCCTTACTAACTCTACAGGCTCTATTGAATGGGAGTTTGGTGAACTTCTGGGTATCCGCGCTTCATGCTGTACGTCCGACTATGTAGGCGCAGAGGAATTTATTCTTCACGGGGATCACACTGGAAAAGTTTTTCGGCAGGAGTCGGGTACATCCTTTGACGGTTCTAATATCATCTCAGTGTATTCCACCCCTTATTTAGATTTTGGTGAGACCGAGCAAAGAAAAACTCTGCGTAAAATTAACACATTTGTGAGGGCAGAAGGCCCCTTTGAGATGAACTTAGCCGTGGATTATGATTGGGGCGATTACAACACAGCCGTCCCAATTACATACACCCAAGCATCAGCAGGAGCGCCCACAACATATGCAGGGCGTGGGGTCACCTACAACGGCACAAACATCGTTTATGGCGGTGCGTCAAAGCCCGTAATGACCTCAGACATTCAAGGCTCTGGGTTTTCAGTAAGAGCCTCGTTTGTGACAGACGGACAATCAGAACCATTCAGTATTCAGGGCATGGTCTTTGAATTTTCTGCGGCAGGGAGAAGATAAGCTATGGCAGGTTACACAAGACAATCTACAGGTAGTATTGTTAACGGAACAGCCATTACCGCTGCCCCGCTCAACGCTGAATTTAACCAGCTATTAGCTGCGTTTCATGCCACCACAGGTCACACACACACGGGCGGTACAGGTAACGGTACTAAAATTCCGTTGGCTACATCAGTAAGCGGATTTCTACCCGCAGCGAATGGTGGTACAGGCGGTAAGTCTATTTTTACCAACACTTCTAACCCTGGAGTTGGAGATGACAGTGCAGATGGTTTTGCCCCAGGTTCGTTGTGGGAGAACACTAACACAGGCCGTGTATACATATGCGTAGGAAATAGCTCTGGCGCAGCAGTATGGCGTGAGCTTGTTCAGGTCACAGCGAACAATGCTAACGTACTTCCAGACGGCACGAATAACGTAGACCTCGGTTCTAATACCGTCAGATTCAAGAATTTATTTCTGAGTGCGGGAATTGCAGCCGCTGGCAACGTAGCTGTAGGTGGAACCCTAACTCTGACAGGTGGTACTGCGCTTAATGATACCCTTACTGTTGCTGGTGTAACCGCCTTGAATGGCGGTCTGACTATGGACTCGAATAAGGTCACAATTGCCAATGGCACTGGAAATACAGCTATTGCTGGCACCTTCGCCGTCACAGGCAATGCCACGGCTGGTGGCACTTTTGGAGTTACGGGCAACACC